ATGACCCATTTATGGGAAGTGGTACTACTGCGATTGCAGCCTTAGAGGTTGATAGGAATTATCTTGGAAGCGAGATAAGTGAAGAGTATTACAAATTGTGTAAAAAAAGAATCGAAAGTGACTTGACTTTACGATAATTTTGTAGTACTATATAGTAGTGCTCGAAAGAGTATGTTAACCAGTGTTATGGTGAAAAATATGAGACTAATGGATGTTGGTTTCACGCTCCATCTCACATAAAAAGGAGAATCTTTATGATTACTTTAAAAGAGGCGTATGGAAGCGCCGATATTATAAAACTATTTCCAAAACCAGACTATACATTCATTTCCCCAAACATTGTTATCCATGATGCACAGTGGATAAAATTTGAAGATATCAATATTGATGATGAAGTTGGAAACATTGCCCGAGCTGACGGTCAAGATGCATCTCATGTCGAAGATTTGAAATATTCATTTAGTAACGGTGTTTTGGTAAATGAAGAACTTGGTGCAGTTGTGCGACAACCAGAAGGTTCACCTCAACCATATAAACTATTGTATGGTTATGGTAGAACACTATCTCAACAAGAGTTGGGTGCAGAAGGTTGGGCATTTAACTTAATTGATGCAAATCAAACTGAACAAGAAGATATTGCAAGTGCTGAGAATGAACCCAAAGCACCAAAGAAAAACAACCAAGAAAGAGATATTGTCAACATAAAATCTAGACAAGTGAAAGAGGGTAGAATTCCTAACAACGAGGATGATATCTACGCAAACTTGAAAAAAACATATCCATACCGAAAGAAAGAATCTCTGGATAGGATTGCTGCTGGTATCTTTGAAACAAATGCAACTCCAGTAAAATATGCATATTACACTGAAGCAAAAATTAAAAACTGGAGAAAAAACTATGCTTCTGTTTGGTTTGAGATTGACGGCAAATGGGATATTTCAAGACAGAGTTTTGGATATACATCAAAAATTGGTGGTCTTTACAGAACTGAACACAGAGCTAGAAGAAAGTATGCATCTAGTGGTTTCAAATCATATGTAAATGTATTTGCTGGTCAAGTAACAAAAGGTTCTACTTTGGAACAACAAAGAGTTTCTATCTTGAATGAATACATTCAACTAAGAGTTGATGCATATATGACTTATGGTAAAGATATAAAATTCTTTATACTAAATGGTTTTTTCCCACAAGCTCATGGGTCAGAAAACTGGAGTGACTTTATCTTGGTAGACCAAGTTGAACTTGAAAAGAAAGTAAAAGAGGCGATTAAAAACGCAAGAGATACTAGACTTAAATCAATGCAATCTGCCGCTTAAAAACAGAAAGGGGAGTTCGCTCCCCTTTTTGACTTGACTTTTAAAACTAAATAATGTATATTATACAAAATAGGAGATACAAATGGATGATAATTTATTAAAAGATTATCAAGAATTCGTTGATGAAGTATCCAGTGACGCAACTAAGAACATTGATGATTTTAGTGATGCAGTTGATATTGTAGAAGAACAAGGTGTAGAACCAACAAGGTTACTTACTGCATCTATCGGTCTATCTGGTGAAGTCGGTGAATTTAATGATATTGTAAAGAAGTGTTTCTTTCAAGGTAAAGAAATGGATGAGGATGTTGTCACTCATCTGAAGAGCGAATGTGGGGATATTTTGTGGTATCTTGCACAAGCTTGTATTGCACTTGATACTGATATTGAAGAACTTATAGATATTAACACAGCGAAACTTTCTGCTAGATATCCTGGCGGTTTTGATGAGTTTCGTTCTGACAACAGAGATGAGGATGATATTTAATGGATTTTTTGAAAGATATTGTAAAACAAGCTGGTAATGAATATGCTGGTTTGGTTGCAGATGGTGTAGAAGCAGGAGATGTAGATTCGTTTATTGACACTGGTTCTTATATTTTTAATGCACTGTTGAGTGGTTCTATTCGTGGTGGATTACCAAGTAATAAAGTAACTTGTATTGCTGGTGAATCAGCAACTGGTAAAACATTTTTTGTAATGGGTATGGTTAAAAACTTTTTGGATGCAAACCCAGATGCTGGTGTTATTTACTTTGAAAGTGAAAGTGCGATTACTAAACAAATGGTAATTGATAGAGGTATTGACCCCAATCGTATGGTATTGTTTCCAGTAACTACTGTGCAAGAGTTTAGAACCCAATCACTCAAAGTACTAGAAAAGTATCTTGAACAAAATGAAGCAGATAGAAAACCTATTCTACTTTGTCTCGATTCACTTGGTATGTTATCTACAACTAAAGAAGTAGAAGATACCGCTGATGGTAAAGAAACTAGGGATATGACTCGTGCTCAAGTTCTCAAAGCTGCATTTCGTGTATTGACTTTGAAACTTGGTCGTGCTAAAGTTCCTATGGTGATTACTAATCATACCTATGATGTTGTGGGTTCAATGTTCCCACAAAAAGAAATGGGTGGTGGTTCTGGTTTGAAGTATGCAGCTTCTTCAATTATATACCTATCCAAGAAAAAAGAGAAGGATGGTACTGAGGTAATCGGTAACATTGTTCACTGTAAAAACCATAAGTCAAGATTGACTATTGAAAATAAGATGGTTGATGTTCGTTTGACTTACGATAAAGGTTTGGATAAATACTACGGACTACTTGACTTAGCATTAAAATATGGTATATTTAAAAACGTATCAACTCGTATTGAATTACCAGACGGTTCTAAGACTTTTGGTAAGACAATTAATAATAATCCAGAGAAGTTTTTCACTGAAGATATTATGGAACAGTTAGATAAATGTGCAGAGAAAGAGTTCAAGTATGGAAATAGAGAAGAAGTACAAGTTAGTCCAGAATAAAGATGCTAAGTGGCAAGGTATCGGTCTAACTAAAGAAGCTGGTTTCTATCAAGGTGTAGTCTATAAGTATGGTAGGGTTACACCACACGAAGAAGATGGTAAGTTACGATTAGAATTTGAATGGCAAATATTGGATTCAAATGGATTAGCAAAAGAACATTTTAATGATGATTTTTTTGACTTGATTGGTGACGTACTTTATGATATAATGGATAAACAATTGAAGGATGGAACACTACAATATGTCAACACAGACAATTGAGAGAACAACTCTCACACACTTAATTTATAATGAGGATTATACAAGAAAAGTCCTACCGTTTATAAAACCAGAGTATTTTGCAAACCGTAATGAAAGGGTTGTATTTGAAGAGATTGAAAAGTTTCTAGATAAGTACAATTCATTACCTACAAAAGAAACTCTAACTATCGGTATTGATAATCGTAAAGACATTAATGATGAAGACTATAAGAAAGTTGTGGATATCATTAGTACACTTGATAAGACTGAAGTGGACTTACAATGGTTACATGACGAAACCGAAAAGTTCTGCAAGGACAAAGCCATATACAACGCTGTTCTTGATGGAATAAGTATTATTGATGGGAAAGATAAGAATAGAACTCCAGAAGCTATTCCATCTATTCTTTCTGATGCACTTGCTGTATCATTTGACCTATCAGTAGGACACGACTATGTTGAAGATGGTTTGGATAGATATGAGTTCTATCACAAGAAAGAGGTAAAGATACCATTTGACTTGGACTACTTCAACAAAATTACGAAAGGTGGTTTACCACAAAAGACACTAAATATTGCACTTGCTGGAACTGGAGTTGGTAAGTCTTTGTTCATGTGTCACATGGCTGCGTCTACACTTATGCAAGGTAAGAATGTTCTGTACATCACACTAGAGATGGCAGAGGAACGAATTGCAGAACGTATTGATGCAAACTTAATGAATGTAACTATGGATGACTTACACTCACTCCCTAAAAAGATGTTTGAAAGTTATCTTACAAAGATAAACAAAAAGACAAATGGAAAGTTAATTGTCAAAGAATACCCAACTGCGTCTGCTCATGTTGGAAACTTTAGAAGTCTGATTAAGGAACTCGCACTCAAAAGAAGTTTCAAACCAGACATTATTTTTATTGACTATCTGAATATATGTGCGTCTTCAAGGTTTAAAGGAAATGCAAATGTTGGTTCATACTTTTATATTAAAGCGATTGCAGAAGAACTTAGAGGACTTGCCGTTGAAACAAACGTACCGATTATGTCAGCGACACAAACTACTAGAGGGGGGTTTGTCTCAAGCGACATTGGGTTGGAAGATACGTCAGAGAGTTTTGGTCTACCAGCTACGGCTGACCTTATGTTTGCTCTCATCTCTACAGAAGAACTTGAAGACCTCAATCAAATCTGTGTAAAACAGTTAAAGAACAGATACAATGACCCTACTATGAATAAAAGATTTATATTAGGTATTGACAGAGCGAAAATGAGACTGTATGATGTTGAACAAGAAGCACAACGAGACTTGGTAGATAGTGGACAAATCAATGA